TTAAGATTCACGGATCAAATCTGTGTAATGAAATTCATCTTCCTACTAATGATGATCGTACCGCTGTCTGTTGTTTGTCGTCTCTAAATCTTGAGCTATACGATGAGTGGAAGGATACGAATATTATTGAGGATCTTATCACAATGCTCGATAATGTTCTCGAATATTTTATCTGGAATGCACCGGAAGCTATCTCTAGAGCACGTTATTCTGCAGCAAGAGAAAGATCAATCGGTCTTGGTGCTATGGGATTCCACTCATTGTTACAACGTCAAGGTGTAGCATGGGAATCAGATCTTGCACGTGAAATCAATGAGGTTGTATTCGCTACAATTAAAGATCGTGCTTTGAAGCAATCTAAGAGCTTGGCTAAAACAAGAGGTGAGTATCTAGACGGTGAAGGTACAGGTGATCGTAATTCTCATTTGCTTGCAATTGCACCCAATGCAAGTTCTGGTATTATTCTTTCAACATCACCGTCTATTGAACCACTCAAAGCAAATGCATATACACACCGTACGCGTGCGGGGTCATTCCTCGTAAAGAACAAGTATTTGGAAGAAGCACTTGAAAGGCATGGTATAAACAATGAAAGTATATGGACGTCTATCATCACAAAGAAAGGCTCTGTACAACATTTACCGGAGCTTACAGAACAGGAAAAGGCGGTGTTCAAAACTGCACAAGAGCTCGACCAAAACTGGGTTGTCACACATGCAGCAGACAGACAAAAATATATCTGCCAAGGACAATCAGTCAACCTCTTCTTCCCGTCTGGAGCAGAAAAATCATATGTCAATAGAGTGCATATCAAGGCTTGGAGAGATGGGCTAAAAGGTCTATACTATCTTCGTACTGAAGCAAAACAAAGAGCTGAAACAGTATCCGATAAAGTAGAACGTCATGTTTTACAAGAAGATACTCGTTCTATTGTGTACGGTAGAGACACATGTCCATACTGTGCTAAATCAAAAGAAGAACTATCACTACGTGGTATTGTGTTTGACTTCATCAATCTAGATGATATTGGTAAAACTGCTGCAGAAGTTACAGGCAGAAAAGTCAAGACTGTACCACAAATTTATATCGAAGGACAATACGTCGGTGGTTATGATGAGCTGATGGCTTATCTCAATTCACCATTAACAATTCAAGAAGGCGATGAATGCCGAGCATGCGAGGGATAACATGGGATTACTAGAAGCATCAAAAACATACAAACCTTTTCTCTATCCATGGGCGGTAGAGTTAACAAAGAAACACGAAGAAATCCACTGGGTAGAAGATGAAGCCGAGCTATCGGAAGATATTCAGGACTGGAGAACAAAACTAACTGTAGACGAAAAAGAATTTATTACTCAAGTTCTTAGGTTGTTTACTCAGTCAGACGTTCAGGTTGGAGAAAACTATTACGAACTATTGATTCCTAAGTTTAAGAACAATGAAGTACGTAACATGCTTGGTTCGTTTGCTAACAGAGAGGCAATCCATCAGAGAGCATATGCTCTATTGAATGATACACTTGGTTTGCCAGACGAAGAGTTTCATGCATTCCTTGAGTATTCGGAGATGGCAGATAAGATCGAGTTCATGTCCGAAGGCAATCCAAATACTCTACAAGGATTGGCACTCATCAAGGCACAGTCGGTGTTTAATGAAGGTATGTCACTCTTTTCATCGTTTGTAATGCTGCTTAACTTCCAGCGGTTCGGTAAGATGAAGGGTATGGGTACAATCGTAGAATGGTCTATTCGCGATGAGTCAATGCACGTACAAGGTATTGCTAAACTCTTCCGCGAGTTCTGTGACGAGCATCCGCGGATTGTTAACGATGAGCTTAAGTCTAAGATCTATGAGATGGCGAAGAATGCAGTGAAGCTTGAAGATGCATTTATTAAATTAGCTTATAACGGTAGTGAAGAAATGCAAGGCCTGCATAAACAAGAAGTTCGTGACTATATTCGTCACATTGCTGATCGCCGCTTGTTGCAACTAGGAATGAAACCTATCTTTAAGCAAAAGGATAATCCACTACCTTGGTTGGATTGGGTACTCAACGGTGCATCTCATGATAACTTCTTTGAGAAGCGTGTAACCGAATACTCAGTCAACGGTATGGAAGGTGACTGGGGCTGGGACAAGGTAGCATAATGGAGTTTAAAATCGAATGCGAAGAGTGTGAGGAAACAACTTACATTACAGCTGATGATTCTCCTGAATTTTGTCCAATGTGTGGTAGGCGATGTATTGCTGAAGCCCAGGCCGCAGGTGAAGAAGACTGGATTAAGGACGAATATGATGAATAAATATTCGTATGTGGACATATGAAAATAAACCCTTTGACGAAGCCCCTGATGAATACCAGGGCTTCGTTTATCTCATCACAGAGCTGGATACAGGTAAGAAGTATATCGGTAAAAAGAACTTCTGGCGGCCTAAGACATTACCAAAAAATTCAAAGAGAAATCGAAGAATACGAACGAGAGTTGAATCCGACTGGAGAGACTACTATGGATCTAGCAAAGAAGTGCAACAACTTGTCGAAGACAAAGGAACAGAAAACTATTCCAGAGAAATCTTACATCTTTGCAAGTCTAAAGGAACTATGTCATACTACGAAGCAAAGATTCAGTTTCAATACGATGTTCTCTTGAGTGATGAATACTACAATGAATTTATCGGTTGTAAGATACATTCAAAACACTTGAAGTTATAAATAAAAATAGAGGTGATGATGGCAACACTAATGGTACATGAAGTTATTGGCCAAGCTGAAAAAGCAAAGTCAAAAAAAGATAAGATAGAAATTCTTAAGAAAAACGAATCATGGGCTCTTAAAGATATTTTAAGAGGTACATACGATTCGAAAGTAAAGTGGATCCTGCCAAAGGGAATGCCGCCTTACACTCCAAACGATGGAGAGCACAATGCTCCGTCAAATCTCTTAAAAAGAAATGTAGATTTTAGATACTTTGTCGAAGGAGGTGCTGGCGCGAAGCTGCCTTCCTATAAGCGAGAAAGTATTTTCGTCGGTTTGATTGAAGCGGTTGCACCTGAAGATGCACTGCTCGTTATATCTATGATAAACAAGGAGCCTCTGAAAGGCCTTCCTCGTAAAGTCGTAGAGGAAGCGTTTCCGGGGCTATTACAAGACAACCCCTAACCGGAGAATATAAATGACAGCGATTCAGCTCGAAAGACTCAAACAAGATTCAATGGAACTCGAAACATACGCAGAGAAACTCAAGAAAAAAGGGTTGATCGATAGAATGAAGAAAGTTCTACAGAAACGAGCGTTTTTAGATAGGAGGATTGCTGAAGTCACATAATAAAAAAAAGTTGTTTACTTTTCCCTTGAAATTTGGTATAATATATCTAATGCTAAATTTCAAGGGTTTTTTACTATGAATCTATTTGTACTATCACTCGATCCAGTCGAAGCTGCGCAAATGCAATGCGACAAGCATGTACCTAAAATGATTGTCGAATCTGGTCAAATGCTATCAACCGCTCACCGCATGCTCGATGGCCAACTAACTAAACGTCCATCAAAGTCTGGTAAGACTATGGTCAAGTACTGGGATCTATATCTCGGCGCTGATGATCTCGAAGCTGAGTTGCTATACTACAAGGCTGTACATACTGGTCATCCATGTACTGTATGGACTATGGAGTCCACTTCTAATTATCGGTGGCACTGGGAACATATGAAAGCTCTTTGTGACGAGTATACATATAGATATAGCACAGAGAAAGAACCATACAAAACTCATAAGACACAACGAGAATTGTTATGGCCGCTACAATCACCACCGCGTAATATACCCGAAGGACCAATGACACCATTTAGACTAGCCATGAAATCAAATCCAGAATGCATTGCGCTTGAAGATCCAGTCAAAGCTTATCGTGCATTCTACCAAACTAAACAGGCTCGTTTCAAAATGGCATGGACCAAACGCGAACAACCAGAATGGTTTATACATGCCTAAGTATACTCTAAAAGATATAAAGACTCTAGAAGAATGGGATGTAATGTGTTCCTATGAACAACTGCAGGTTATTCTTGATGAGACGCCAAATACAAAACAAGTCTTGAAATTTCCAGCAATGGTGACTCAATCAGGCAGTACACTCTCTAAGACAAGCAGCGATTGGAGAGACCATTTGAAACGAATTGATAAGGCTGCAGGAAAAGATAGTAAGGTACACACGTGACAAGCTCTAAAGTAAGACATGAAGATCTTTTAGAATTCGATCCTATTACTGTAAATCAAAAGAAAGCTTTTGATCTATGGGATGAGGGAGAGAATCTGATATTAGCAGGTTCAGCTGGCACTGGCAAAACGTTTATTGCACTATACCTTGCGCTTGAAGCAGCGCTGGAAAGATCTACGTCATATGATAAAGTTATTATCATGAGATCTGTAGTATCTGTAAGAGAGGTTGGATTTCTTCCAGGGAAGTTGGAAGAAAAGACTTCTGTATTCGAAGCACCATACAAATCTATCTGCGAAGAGTTGATGCAAGATAAGGCAGCCTACAACAAGCTTGTCAATTCACATTATGTACAATTCGAAACAACATCATTTGTCAGAGGTAAGACTTTTGATCGTGCTATTATTATTGTAGATGAAATGCAAAATCTAAATTTTCACGAATTAGATTCCGTCATGACTAGAGCTGGAGAAAATTGTAAAATGATTTTCTGTGGCGATTATCTACAATCAGATTTTCACCATGAAGGTGAAAGAAATGGACTATCCAAGTTCTTAAATATTATTGAGAGAATGAAAGACTTTTCTTTGGTGCAATTTGGATGGGACGACATTGTCAGATCTGGTATAGTAAGAGACTATATCATGACAAAAGAAATGATGGGGTTAAAATGAGATGAAAATAATCTTAGCCATTATGGCAATACTATACAGCAGCTCAGCATATGCACAGATATTCGCCAAGCCAGTGCATTGCTCAGATACTCTTGAGACTCTCATACCTGTATGGGAAAAAGAAGAAGTGTTTCCTCTGCTTGCATTAGGAGGAAACTCGTGGACAGACGATGGTTCTACTATCCCGTCTGTCATGTATATTGTAGTAAACGCAGATGGAAGAAATGCAATTGTAGAGAGAACAGGTACAGGTTTTTGTTTACTTTCTAGTGGAAGTGTGGTAGAATATAACCCCGATAAGATAAAAGAAATGATGGAATGGGAATAACAAAAGTTGTTTACATTTGCAGAAAACTGTGGTATAATAGATTATACAATTGAAAAGGAATATAATGATGGAGTTTATCCATGAAAAGATTGATATGGGTTATGAAAGCCTGGATAGAAAAGATAGTCCTGACGGCAGGAGATACGTTACAACTGACGGCAATGCTTATCCTTCTGTTACTACTGTTCTCTCTATCCTAAGCGAAGAGTCTATTGCTAAGTGGCGTAAACGTGTTGGCGAAGAAGAAGCTAATCGTATCGGTGGCCGTGCTGCAGCTCGTGGC